ATATACAACTAATCAAAATAATTTCCATAATCTAAGATTATACGCTAGTGGAAATCAATCAATACAAAAATATAAAGATGAGTTGTCTATAAATGGTGACTTAAGCTACTTAAACTTAGATTGGACCCCAGTTCCTATTATACCTAAGTTTGTAGATATCGTCGTAAACGGTATCGCGGAGAGAATGTACGATATAAAAGCGTATTCACAAGATCCTTATGGAGTAGCAAAAAGAACTGAATACATGGAGTCTATACTTGGGGACATGCAAACTCAAGAAATGAATGATTTCGCACAAGAAGCCTTTGGTGTTAATTTATACGAAAACGATCCAGAAACTTTACCAGAATCACAAGAAGAACTAGATCTTCATATGCAGTTGACTTACAAACAATCTGTTGAAATAGCAGAAGAGCAAGCTATAAACGTTTTGATGGATGGTAATAACTACGAGTTAATTAAAAAAAGATTTTATAGAGATTTAACGGTGTTAGGTATTGGTGCTGTAAAAACAGGATTTACTACTTCAGAAGGTGTTACTATAGACTACGTTGATCCAGCAGATTTAGTGTATTCTTATACTGAGTCTCCGTATTTTGATGACGTGTATTATATTGGAGAAGTAAAAACAATACCTATAAATGAATTAGCTAAGCAATTTCCACACTTAACACAAAGCGATTTAGAAGATATAGAAAAAAACAAAGCTATATATTCTAATAATCACCATGGATATTCTACATCTAGAAAAATAGACAACAATCAAGTTCAAGTTTTATATTTCAATTACAAGAGTTACATGAACGAGGTTTACAAAATGAAAGAAACCGGGTCTGGCGCTTTAAAAGCTATCGAAAAAGAAGACACGTTTAATCCACCAGCAGACAAGGAAGGAGGGTATGAAAGACTACATAGAGCTATAGAATGTCTTTATGAAGGAGCTATGATTCTTGGCACTGATAAATTACTTAAGTGGGAAATGGCGAAAAACATGATGCGTCCTAAAAGTGATTTTACTAAAGTTAAAATGAATTATTCTATAGTAGCCCCTAGAATGTACAAGGGTAAGATTGACTCTTTAGTTGGTAGAATTACTGGGTTTGCTGATATGATTCAACTAACCCATTTAAAACTCCAACAAGTAATGTCTAGAATGGTTCCAGATGGAGTTTATTTAGACGCTGATGGTTTGGCTGAGGTTGATTTAGGTAATGGAACGAATTATAGTCCACAAGAAGCTTTAAATATGTTCTTCCAAACTGGTAGTGTTATAGGTAGATCGTTTACTTCGGAGGGTGATATGAATCCTGGTAAAGTCCCTATTCAAGAAATAACGTCTGGAAGCGGAGGGAATAAAATGCAGGCTCTTATAGGTAACTATAATTATTATCTACAGATGATAAGGGATGTAACAGGATTAAATGAGGCTAGAGATGGTTCTACACCAGATGCTAAATCTTTAGTTGGTATCCAGAAAATAGCAGCAGCAAATTCTAACACAGCAACAAGACACATATTAAACGCGGGATTATTTTTAACAGTAGAAACAGCTGAATGTTTATCGTTAAGAATATCTGATATTATAGAATACTCTCCAACTAAAGACGCTTTTATACAAGCTATAGGCGTTCATAATGTAGCGACACTAGAAGAAATGTCTGAATTACACTTATATGATTTTGGTATATTCTTAGAGTTAGCTCCAGACGAAGAAGAGAAAGCTATGCTTGAAAACAATATACAAATGTCTTTACAACAACAAGGTATTAATCTTGAAGACGCTATAGATGTTAGACAGATAAATAATGTTAAACTAGCTAACCAAGTATTAAAACTGCGTAGAAAGAAAAAAGCAGAGCAAGATCAAATTATCCAACAACAAAACATGCANATGCAAGCGCAGACTAACATGCAAACACAACAAGCGGCNGCNCAGTTAGAAGTACAAAAACAACAAGCATTATCGCAATCAGATGCTCAACTAGAACAATTAAAAGCACAACTTGAATTACAGAAAATGCAACAAGAAATACAAGCTAAACANCAGTTAATGGCTTTAGAATTCGAGTANAACATGATGCTNAAAGATATGGAGGTTAGAAACACNAAACAAAAAGAAAAAGAAAAAGAAGATCGTAAAGACGAAAGAACTAGAATACAAGCTAGTCAACAGTCTGAATTAATAGAACAAAGAAAAGGTAACCAACCAGCTAAAAAATTTGAATCATCAGGTAATGATATATTAGGTGGTAGAGATGTTGCTGATATGTCTATGTTTGGACCGCGATAAAAATTATTAATTATTATTATATTATATTATGGAAGAAAAAGAAGAAAACGTAGTTGAAGAAACTACACAAGAAACTGTTGAAACAGTTGATGAAAGTAAATTTGAATCCGCTGGAGACGATAGTGTGTTTAAAGTAGATTTAAGTAAAAAACCAGAAAATGAAACCAAAGAAGAAGTTGTTGAGAACAACGTTGACGACGGAGGAGTGGTTGAACTCACTGAAACTACCGACGCCACACAAGAACAAGAAGAAGTACAACCGGAAGCAGAAACACAAGAAACCCCAACTTTAGAAGAGGTTACAGAAGAAGAGGTTGAAGAATTAACTGAGCAAGTTGAAGAGGCGGTAGCAGAAGCAGAAGCAACTGGAAAAGAACTTCCTGAAAATATCCAAAAATTAATGCAATTTATGGAAGACACAGGAGGTGATTTACAAGATTATGTTAAGTTAAATCAAGATTATTCTGAATTAGATAATCATACTTTACTTAAAGAATACTACAAACAAACGAAACCTCATCTAGATAACGAGGAAATAGACTTTATGATGGAAGATTACTTTTCTTATGACGAAGAGTATGACGACGAAAAAGATATTAAAAGAAAAAAATTAGCCATGAAGGAGCAAGTTGCTCAAGCAAGGCAACACCTGGACGGTGCAAAGTCCAAATATTACGAAGATATCAAATATGGTTCTAAGCTCACGGGTGAGCAACAGAAAGCAGTTGATTTCTTCAATAGATACAACAAGGAATCAAAAGAGCAGCAAGAAGTAGCAGAAAAGCAACACCGTACGTTTTTAAATAAAACTAATCAAGTGTTCAACAAAAATTTCAAAGGTTTTGAATATAACGTTGGAGATAAAAAGTTTAGATTTAATGTTAAAGACTCAGACACGGTAAAAGGTAACCAAAGCGACATTAATAATTTTGTCAAGAAGTTCTTGAATAAAAACAATGAAATGGAAGATGCTAAAGGTTATCATAAATCAATATTTACCGCTATGAATGCTGATAAGATTGCTAATCACTTTTACGAACAAGGTAAGGCTGACGCTTTAAAAAACAGCGTAGCTAAATCTAAAAATATTAGTATGGATCCACGACAACAACATAGTGGCGAGATTAATACTAGTGGTATTAAAGTAAGAGTGCTTGGCGAAGATTCTAATGATTTCAAATTTAAAATTAAAAACAAACAATAAATTTAAAAATTACAAATTATGGCAATTTCAAGTTATACGCCCTCAGGTAAAGATTTTACTCAAAAGGTAATCGGGGCGGAGAATTATTTAGACATCCAAGACAATGGATGGGCACAGCAATACTTGCCTGACTTAATGGAAAAAGAAGCTGAGGTTTTCGGTAAGAGAACTATATCAGGTTTTTTAGCTCAAGTTAGTGCTGAGGAAGCTATGTCAGCTGATCAAGTTATTTGGTCGGAACAAGGTAGATTACATCTAGCTTACGAATGTACTATGACTGATGTAACAGCTAGTACTATCGCGATATCTAAAACTATGGATGGTGTAGCTCAAACTACAGATCATGGTGTTAGAGTTGGTGATATGGTATTAATCGCTGGTGGTGGTCAAACGGTTACAGCTCGTGTAACAACTGCAGGTGCTTCAAGTGCTGCTATTACAGTTGCACCTTACGGTTATGCTCACATGACAAACGCAGGTTTCGTTAACGGTGACGATACTTGTAAACTATTAGTTTTTGGTTCTGAATTTGGTAAAGGAACAAATAACCAAACAAGAGCTAACAAACCAGTATTTACTTCTTACACTAATAAACCAGTTATTATTAAAGACATGTATGAGGTTTCAGGATCTGATGCTGCTCAAGTTGGTTGGGTTGAAGTTAGTGGTGAAGACGGACAAAACGGTTACTACTGGTACTTAAAAGCTGCTGGTGATACTAAAGCTAGATTTAACGACTACTTAGAAATGGTATGTATTGAAGCTGAAAAAACTGTTGATGATTCTAATATTGACACTGGTGGTGGTGATACTGGTGCTGATTTAGGTGGTACTGAAGGTTTATTCAAAGCTATTACTTCTAGAGGACATCAGTCTTCTGGTATTACAGGTGTTAATGCTGCTACTGATTTAGCTGAATTTGACGCTATGTTAGCTGCATTTGACGAAAACGGTGCTATTGAAGAAAACATGATGTTCGTTAATAGAGCAACTGCTCTTGCGATTGACGATATGTTAGCTTCTATGAATTCTTACGGAGCTGGTGGTACTTCTTACGGAGTATTTAACAACTCAGAAGATCAAGCGCTTAATTTAGGTTTCTCTGGATTTAGAAGAGGTTCTTATGACTTCTATAAGTCTGACTGGAAATACTTAAATGACAAACAAACTAGAGGTGGTATTAACGCTGCTGCTACTGGTGGTGAAGCTATTAGAGGAGTTGTTTGTTATTCCAGCTGGTGTATCTTCGGTTTATGACCAACAATTAGGAAAGAACATGAAAAGACCTTTCTTACACGTTAGATACAGAGCTTCTAACTTAGAAAGTAGAAAGAACAAATCTTGGGTTACTGGATCTGTTGGAGCTACTACATCTGATTTAGACGCAATGACAATGAACTTCCTATCTGAAAGATGTATGGTTGTTCAAGGAGCTAATAACTTCTGTTTATTAAACTAAACAATTTTTAAAAGAGGGGACGGCATACAAGCAAACGTTCTCCGTCCCTTCTTTTTATTTTATTAATTTTATTATATATTATATTATGGCAAAGAAAAAAGAAACAAATAAAGAAATGGAGATGGCAAATGACTTCGTAGAAGTAGAAACTCCAGAACAACCAAAAACGGTTGTTAAAGAAAAGCCTCTACCAATACCAAAAAAGAGTAGTTGGGAAATAAAAGATAGATTCTACATGTTAAAAGGTAACGATAAACCCTTAAGTAAGTTAGTTAAAGGTTGTGATATTTACTATTTTGACGAAGAAAAGGGTTACGAAAGAGAATTAAAATACTGTTCAAATCAAAGAACTTGTTTTGTTGATGAAATGCAGGGAGACCAAAGACTAGAACATATTATTTTTAGAAATGGAGTTTTAAATGTCCCAAAAAATAAAACAGTCCTTCAGAAGTTTTTATCTTTATATCACCCACAAAGAGATAAGATTTTTTATGAACACAAGCCTACTGTTATAGCTGCTAACGAAATAGATTATTTAGAAATGGAAATAGAAGCATTAAATGCTGCTCAAAATCTAGATATAGATATGGCAGAAGCCGTGATGAGAGTAGAGTTAGGTTCTAAAGTATCTAAGATGAGTTCTAAGGAACTTAAAAGAGATTTACTGTTATATGCTAAGAAAAACCCAGCGTTATTCTTAGAATTAGTAAATGATGAGAACGTCCAACTTAGGAATTTTGGTATTAGAGCAACTGAGATGAATATTATTAAGCTTTCATCTGATCAAAGAACCTTTATGTGGGGATCTAATGATAGAAAACTATGTAC